CGACATGCCCACGAATGACGCAAGGCTTGCCACTGCGTTTAATGGAGCGGCGACAACGCCAACCGCCTTGAGGATTCCGCCGAATCCAAAGCTCGCCGCCTGGAGCGACAGGCCCAGCCCCGTGAGCACGCCGCCGATTGCAACCGCCGCCACGCCGAACTTCGCGATTGTTGCGAGAGTCTCTTTGTTCTTGGTGGCCAATGCTGAGAGGCCGTCGATAAAACCAAGGACAGGCTTCAAAGCAGACATTAAGGCTGGCCCGACCGCATCGCTGATGGCGACCGCAAGTCGCTGCATTGCCGCCAAGATGGTTTCGCCAGCCCCCGCCAGGCCGCTCGTAAGCACTTTGTATTTCTCGCCAACAGGCAGGGCGCTGGCCATCGCCTGCATTACTTCTTCAAAACTCTTCTTCCCAGTGGCCCTAAAAATCTCAGCAGCACGAATGGCGTCGTCACCAAAAATTTTCTTGATCGCCATGTCCTTGGTGATCTCGTCCACGCCGGCAAACGCTTTCTCAAGCGTGCCAATCAAAGACGGCAGCGCGAGCAATTTGCCAGAAGTCGCATCACGAAGGTCGGCAATCGAAAGACCGACAGAGGCCATTGCCTCAGCCGCCTCATCAGACGGAGCCTTTAGTCGCTGAAGCATCGTCTTGACGCTTGTGCCTGCGTCAGAGCCAACGATGCCCTTATTCGCCAATACAGCCAGCCCGGCCGCGAGATCCTCAATGCTTTGATTGGATGATGCAGCGACAGCCGAAACTTGGGAGAACGCCTGCGATATCTCTGGGATGCTTGTTGCGCTTGCGTCTGCGGCAGCACTGAGCGCGTTCGCCGCTCGCTCAGAGCCAACCCCGAAAGCGTTCATCGCCTTAGACAGCACTACAGCGCCTTCGCTGGCAGCCATTTCTGCAACGGTCGAAAACTCTGCGGCGGTCTTGCCGGCCCCTCCGAGAACTTGGTCGAGCGTCAACCCGCCCTTGACCATTTCCTTAATTGCTTCGGCGGCTGCTTGAGGCCCAATGCCGAGTTCCTTCGACATCGCCATTGACGATGCCTTGATTTTGTCGAGCTCTGCCGCTGTCGCCCCGGTCGACGCTTGGATGTTCAACAGCGTCGACTGATACGCCGTCCCCTGCCGCACCGCAGCCGCAAACGGCGCGAGTGTCGCCACGCCGATGCCGCCGATCTTCGCACCCGCACCGGCCACAGAGCGGCCCATGTCGCCCATCGCCTTGTTGACCTTATTCAACGTGGCGAAGAACTTGCGCGGGTCAGCCCCGATCTCGACGAATACGCCGCCGCCTTTGATTGCTCCAGCGTTGCTCATGCGTATTTGGCCCAGTCTTTGCCGAAGAGCCGCTCAAGATCCTCGGGAGTTGCCTCTCGCGCCTTGGGTCGCGTCTTCTTGGCGAACGGATTGAACTTTCGAGGGTCTGCCTTGGGGCTGTGCTTGTCTCTGTGAATGTTGGCTTGTTGGGCGATGAGGTTGGCCGTGTGCCACCACTGATGCTCTAGGCGGCTGTCTCTAGCCGCAATGAGTTGTCGGAGGGTCCACTTGCCGGGATGGACTCCGAGGATTCCTGCGGCCTCCCAGATGGTGTCCCAGACTGTGCGATCAGCGTCTCCGCGCTCGCGGCTTCCAGACCCGCCTCCGCTTTCGTCATCATCTCGCCTGCCACTTCGTCCATCTTGGCGGCGAGAAGACCGATCATCCTGCGGAGGCGCGGCGGGAAAAAATCGACAAGCTCGGCCTCCAACGCTTTGACGCCCGCATCGAGAGCATCGCCCCGCAGCCCTTCGAGAAACGACTCCTTGTCGAGCCCCTTCTCCGCGACCTGCTTCACAAGGATCGCATAGAGCGTCTCGCCGATCTTCGCGTACTGGGTGCGAAGCACCTGGAACGTCTGCGAGATCGAGGCGGCGTCGACCAAGTCAAACGGCACCGTCCGCCTGGTGCCGTCCTCGTCGGTTACGTCGACCGACACCATGTCCTTGACGCGGAGCGCCGACGCTACGGTCAACGCCAGACGCCACGGGCGACCTTCGTCATCTTTGAACTCACGCATTGGCTACCTCAGTCCTGAACGGGTCATCTTGCACTCCACCGAAAACGTAGCGACCCCGTCAACGGAAAAGGTTTCGGCAATGCCTGTCACGACCGCCGGGAACGACCAGCCACCCGATCCGCCCGACACGGTGATCGACGTGCCGTTTTCGAGCAGGTCGAAGCTGATGTCGCTGGCGTCGTTCAGTTCAACCGTGACGGTCGCGTCGTAGCCGGTGTTGTAAACCTCGACCATCCGCGACCCGAACGCCTCAATGTCGATCGTGCGGGCCGTCTCCGTAAGGGTGACGCTCCGCGCGCTGGCGATGTTGCCGCCCAACGAGATCGAGCAGTCCTTCCCCAGCGTGATCGCCACGGGTCAGGTTCCGCCCCTGACCGTGATCGTAAACGTCACGGCACCGTCGACGCTGATGTTCTCGGTCACGCTGGTCACGGTGGCCCCGTTGTCGGCGTTGGCGTCCAGCAGGTCCGTCATCGCCGTGCCGGGATCGTGGCACTCGATCTCCCAAGTCACGGACTTGAAGCCAGCCCGCGAGACCCGGTAGCCAGCCGAAGTGTTGGATCGGTTGGAGATGTCGACCGCCTCCGACTCGACGGTCTTGGTGACGCTGATGATGTTGCCGCCGTAAGGCGCGGAAAGCGTGCCGCTGCGGCCGAGAGTGACTGCCATGTGTATGGGCTCCTAGTGATCAGGTGGCTGGGGCGCGTGTGCCGGAAACGGTGAAGGTGATGATGCCGTCGATGGGCTCAGCCTGGGCGACGCTCGTCACGATGTACGCGGCGTTGCCGGTCTCGGTGCCGCCGATGGTGATCGTGTCGCCGGCCGCACAGCCGGGGGCGTCGATGCACTCGATCTCGATGGTCTGCTCGGCCAAGCCCTTGGAAAACCGACGATGCGTCAGCCCGCCAAGCGTGGTGGTGTCGATCTCGCTGGCAGACGACGAGACGGTGCAGCTGCGCGCCCCGGTGATGCCGGTAAGCGTCACGTCTTTGCCGAGGACGATGGTAAAAGAGCCGGACATTTCTGCCCTCCTATGTGTGCGTAGTCGCCTGCGTGCGGCGATACGCTCAAACTAGAAGCGGCGGGGCGGCGACCGTAGGGGGTCTACCCTGCCCGGCGCAGCATATTGCGGAACTTCACGTTCGCCTTGGCGACCGCCTTCTGTACCCCGGCGGCCCCCTGCATGAACGGGCGGGCCGGATAGCGGGCAGACTTGGTGATGGTCGTCCGCTCCCAGTTGCGGCTGAACCTGGGCCGCTTGTTGGCCCACATCAGAGCGCCGTATTCGTACTGGTTCTTTTGCGGCCCGAGGCTCACGCCCTTGGTAAACCGCCCCTTGGAGTCACGCCCTGCCCCGCTGCTCCCGGCAGATCGCCGCAAATAAGCGTTCCTCGCCGCCCCGACGCCAATTCGGTAGGCGGTCAACTGGAGCGTGCCGCCGAATTCGTGGAGCCTAGACAGCCACGGCGTGCGCTGGGTGCCGATCACGACGGTCGGCATCCCGAACATTCCCCGATTCATCGTGTCCACGACGCTGTAGTAGAGCCACCGCTTCGGAGCCCACGACTTCGCTGGCTTCCCAGGCGGACGAGGCTTCCCGCTCGACAGCATCGTCAGGTCGCGGTAGAGCCCGCCGTGGAACTCGACGACGGCACCGGATCCGACAGCCTTGTTTCCGGCCTTGGTCTGCTTGGGTGCCGCACTGCCGATGCCCTTCTTCGCCGCCTGCTTCACGGCGTACCCGGCGTTGTAGAGCGACCGATAGGTCATGTCGTCGACCATGCGGCGAATCTTCGGACGGTCAAAGAAGTTGCCGCGAACCTTCACGCGGAAGGCGAGCTCTCCCCGACTGCCAGCCGACAACTCTCGGCGATTGCCGCCGATCATGCCGGGACGGATAAACGCTCGGCTCGCCCTGATGATGCTCGCCATTTCAGTCCGTAGAGAGCGTGCGGTAGGTCGCCACGATCACCGCCCGCCAGACGTTCCGCTCTGTGAGGGCGTCGTCTGGGTTGATCTCGATCGACACGTTTTGCGGCGTGGTCGATGTGTTCTCTAAGTCGGTCGAGCGGATATAGACCATGAGCTCGTCAGCCAGGTCGTGCATATCGTCGATCTCTTCGTCGCTCGAAACGTGGCGACCGACGTAGATCGTGATCGAATCGTCCGACTGCCAATTCGTCCGGCCGATGCGGGTCACTTCGGATCCGCCCGGCACGACGTAGACGACCGGGTTTTGCATCTGCTCAGGCTCGACCTGAACCCAGTTCTTTCGCTCGACGGTCGTCGAGGTAATCGACCACTCCTCGGCTGCGAGGCTGACCGCTAGGGCGTCTGCTATTTCGCGAAGTTTGCTCGCCATTGGCCTGCTCGGGAGCCGGGTGTGGGTTCCCTAGCAGAATGGCACGGCCGGCGGGCGCGAGTGAGGGGGTGGCGGCCGTCTCTCGCCGCTATAGCGCACTTCAGGCGGGCGGCTCGGGCAGCGGCATCCAGTGGGTAGCGTCCACGCCAGCCTCATCGCAGGTGATGTTGCCGTCCTCGTATAGCCAAAACTCGCCGCCCAAG